CTTTTATCAAGCCTACCGCTTATCGCGCGGTCTTCGAACAGTCTTTTGTTTTCGAGGACTGTTAGCCCTGTAGTCCCTGTCTCCTTCCAGCGAGGTTTTCATTTCGCTGTGGTAGGATTCCACACTCAAGGCTCTAAAGCATCTCCTAAAAAGAGTCGCTTTAATAAGACTAATAACTGTCAACTCGCGATGGGGTTTCACCCGTCGATAAGTTGATTTGTAGCGCGGATCGGATGGCTCGGTATAAGACATTAAACACTTAAAGGCAAAGACAACGAAGTCATAACCTAAAGGAAGGTTATGAGCAATTAGATCCTCACACTTGAGGACCGAGAAATATGCCCATCTCCAGACCTGTAAGGCCGAGAGATCCAGCATAGTTTCGTTTTCTAATTGGGCAAAGTAAAATGCTAAAACTATTTTTGCATTTTTATCTAGCCATCGTTGTTTCCACTCAGCTCTGTAGCGGAGGGCTCTGTTAATCGCAGAGACTCCGCGGCAATAGTCGATAATCGACTGCTTCGCTTCTTGAAGCAGGGTTTTCAACCCAGCAATAAAGAAGTTATACAGGGAACCTTCCAGTGTTAGAAAGTAATTATTTAATATGTTTGGCGTGCCAGTGACCGAACCGGGGAAGGCGCAATACGCAAGTAGTGCGCACCACCGTTTCAGACTCCTGTTCTTGAATTCCCCTATCTCTTCCGGGGTGGCCTTCGACTTAGACAGTCTGTCTAATTGAAGATTCATCCAGAAAGAGCCAGGGGCAAGGACATAAGAGCACAACAGACCAGAATAATATGATCTAACCATACCAACAGCAAGCCCCTCAAACCAGTTCTTAAACTGATAGTGGTTACACATCAGTTTAAGGGGGACTGTGATCCTGGCACAGTTTACTTCATCACAGTACCATCTAAGCATTGTCCGTTGGGCCAGCATCAATCGAGAATCGATCGATACTGAACCCAGGACTTCACGTAGTGATACCGGTGAAACATTGTGCTCTCGCAGTACGATGTTCGACGCAAATTCAAAGAATCCGCAATTAGATTCGAATGATTTCGCTGGGGAGAAGGGGATGGACAATTCCGTCAGGAGAGCCTTGTATGACTCCCCGACCGCCCTATCGGCTATGACGATATCATCGCCGAGAACCTGATAGGAGGTGAAACG